GCTGCTTTCGCCTTAATAAATCTTCTCTGGCGAGCATCACAGAATAAGCGCAGTCTCTAGGAGACATACGTTTTTGAATTGATTTAACATCTCTGTAGTCAGATATCATCCATTGGTATAAATGAGATCCAATGAGAGACTGAACTACTTCTCTATATGAACAGACACCACTCGGGTCGAAGTTAACTTGACGTGTAACTTCCATGACTTCCTCTACAATTGCTCTTGCGGGTATTGGAAGAGAGCTCGTAACCCAAGGCTTGGTAAACTGTCGAGCTATTTCGACTTCTTTAATACGTGCATTCGCTGTTAACATAAGTGACGCAAACAACCGACTTTCTTTGTCAAATCTCCGTTTCTTGGAAGGTAAACCTACTCCGCCTAGTTCACGCGGTATGTGTAGGGGAACTCCTACTTTCAGGAATTCGTTGAGAGTATTGTACTCTCGTTGTTTGAATCCGTTAACGGCACGTTTTAGTTGCCAATCTAGCAAGCCAGTGACTCCATCATTTAATAAATCTAAGCGTTCGAGCCACGAGTCTTTTGTCTTTAGTAGACGCGATAATTTACATGGCGTAATTAGTCCACCCTCGATGGTATAGATGTGTCCACAGAAGCAGTAAGCGTGTTTCGATATTTGGGTCTTCTTCTTATTTATCATGAAGCCGACCTCGTCCAAACGACACACATACTTCTGCCAGTCGCGATCAGTTCCAAAGATCACGGCATCGTCGCCAAATATCAAAGAGGCTTTCCTCATCAATTTTGGAAGTGCTTTAATGCACCAGCTGTGTAATAGTGTCATAAGTGCGAAGCTTAAAGGAGAACCTAAAAGGCTACCTCTCTTCGTCACATGTGTTTGGATATATTCTCCATTCACTTCTGTAAAGACAAGTGTGGGTTCTACAGATCTAAGAGCCGCATTACGTATATCGTCCGGCCACTGTAGTCCATCCGCCAAAGTGTTAATCATCATATAGAGTGCATCCTTATTCATTAAATCGGATGCTTGAGATAAATCGGTACTATATATATTTACATTAGAATTCAAGAACTGTTTTGCCTTATTTGTTCTAAGACGTATTTTAGAAGAATCAGCGTGAAATTGATCACGACAAGGACCATAATTCTTTAACATTTCGGTCACTTGCCTACATGCAGGCGATATTAATGCCGTTTGGGCTGCCTCATGTAGCGACGCGGTTCTAAACCTACCCCCAGATTGGGCTATGACTGTCATTTTGACCTTCGGAATGTCACTGCCAATCTTCTCATAAAGTTTCTTTACAGCAGAATCCCAC